AACTGACAATGTACCATTAAAATATTTAACTATATATAGCGAAACGCGCCCCTGGGGGCGAAGTTGATTATCAACATAAACAAAGGTTTTATAAAATGATTGATTATCAAGATCAATATGAAGATCATGTTATGTGCGGTCTTTCAGGAATAGGACCTGTATATCTTTATTCTGTTGATTTAAAAATAAAATATATACCAGTAATACCGTTAAAAGAGCAAAGAAGAAAAAAACTTAAAAAATTAAAATTCAAATCTTTATTTAGATTTTAAATATGAAAAAGAAAGATGATATGTATTGAGTTGTTAAAAAAATAACTCAATATTATGAAACCTTACAAAAAATCAAGAGTAGCAAGAACTACAACTTGCAGAAAAGAGTACAAAATTGAAACAAATGGTTCTAAAGAACCTTATTGGGATGAAGGTATAACCTATTATCCTATTTACAGAAGAGGATTTAAAAATAAAACAAAAAGATTAATGTCTTATAAAATAAGAATGTATAAGACTTGGAAACATAACAGAAAAACGCAATGGAAAAATTAATAAAGGCAATTAAATTACATAGGAAATTGAGAGTAAATCAGGAATATTACTGTCATAAAGTTACAATGTGGTCTCAAGACCTCAGTAAAAGAAATTATGAATGTCCTGATTTGAAAAATTTATCTATTCACAATGATGCTGTTAGAAAAATTGAGAAAAATTACCTTCTATATATTTCATTGTGAGTGATTTATTTGGAGGTGCTTCATCTTTATATAAAAAATCACAAGAAAGAATTAAAAATGGTTAAAAGTCCTTGTAAATTTATATGTACATTAGAAAAAGATATATGTATTGGTTGTAAAAGAACTAAAGAAGAAATTTCTAAGTGGAAAAATATGACCGATAATGAAAAACAAAAAGTTTTAGATAGAATTTTTTTATTGGATAAAAAATCGTAGATTTGTAGAATCAGGGTTAATTATTTGATCTCACGCTGAGTAAAATCAGAGGAAGTTCATCACTACTTTGCTCAAAGTTGAAGACCTAATCAGTCGTTTGTACAATTGAGGTAGCAATCCTAACAGTTTGAGAAGGTGAGCAATTCTTAGAGAACGGGTTGGAGCATCACTTCATAAAGAAGTGAAAGTCGTAAAGGCTTAGATAAATGTGGGGTTTAAATGACAGAATGATGGCTACAGAATAATTAACTTTGATTTTTTTTCCAAAATAACGCAATAAATTAATAACTATGAGAACAATTTTAGAAGTTAGAAAAGATCTTCAATCTTTAGTCGATTTAGGTATGACTACATTATATTGGTATTTAAGTTTATGTTTAATGATAGTATCTATCGATTATTATAATCCACAGGGATTTACAAGTGATATTGTACTATCATTCACGATTGGCGTCACTTTAATATACATATATTATTTATTCGCATTTGTATGGCTATCATCATTTATAAAAGATTACAATGGCGTACCATACTTTATAAACATTTTTACTAAATGTTACTTCAAAGGAACATATTTTGATAAATATAACGAAAAAATGTACCAGTAAAAATGTTAGATTTTTTATGTTCACAAACAAATTAGATAAGAAAAATAATTACTTCATTAAGGTCAATAATATGAATGATTGGGTTAAACTTCAAGACTTCTTATTTTTAAATGACGTAAATTGGATATTTCTTACTGAAAATAAATATGTAAACTCTTGGCACGGTGGCATAAAATTTACTTTTCCTAAAGATATGTGCTTGACTTATCTTGGAAAGTGGATTATGACAAATAATCATTTACCACAAGTTCCAAAACCAAACAATATAATATTGGATTACAATAGGATAATGAGAAAAGAAAAACTAAAGAAATTAGAAAGGATCTATAAATGAAACATTCGGTGAAATATTTATATATACTATATAGTTGCTTATCAGGATGGTATGTACCGTCTTACTTGATCCAACATGGTTATAGTTTAAATCAAATATTTTTTGGTATATTCTGTATCGCTATATTTAATGGTTTTGTGGGATATTTTATTTGTAAAACAATTAACAAAAATTAATATATACTTTAAAAAAAGGAGAAACAAATTATGACGTAGATTTACAAGTTAACAACAGTAACAAGAAGAGATTTAACACCTGGTTATCAAATAACCAAAATAGAAAAAAATGATATTTTTTCTTTTATATATAGTATTATGAAAGAAAAATTTATTAAAAATGCAAATTCCATTCATAATAATTTCTACGATTATTCCCTTGTAGAATATAAAAATAACAAAACAAAAGTAAAAATTATCTGTCCAAAACATGGTGTTTTTGAACAGCAACCTATTAATCATACTAATGGGCAAGGTTGTAGAAAATGTGGTTTTGAGAAAAGTTCTGCGTCCTGTAGAAAATCCAAGGATAAGTTAATACAAGATTTCCAAAAAATTCATGGTGAGATTTTTGATTATTCATTAATAGAATATAAAAATAATAATCAAAATGTAAAAATTATCTGTAAAATTCATGGTAAATTTGAGCAAACACCTCACAATCATATAAACGGTCATGGATGTCCTAAATGCGCAATAGAATATAAAGGAAAAAAATTATCAAAATCAACACAAGAATTTATTAACAATTCAGGTACTAAACATAATAATTTTTTCACTTATGAAAATTCAATTTATATTAATAATAGAACAAAAATAATTGTAACATGTCCAATTCATGATGATTTTAAAACTAATCCTTCACATCATCTAAATGGTATTGGTTGTTCTAAATGTTCTGGTAACTATATTAGAAGTAATGAAGAATTTATATCTGATTGCAAAAAAATTCATGGTGAAAAATATGATTACTCTTTAACCATATATAAGAACAGCAAAACCAAAGTTAAAATTATTTGTAAAAAGCATGGTATATTTGAACAAAATCCTAGTCACCATCTTAATATGTGTGGATGTCCGATGTGTAATTCTTCCAAAGGAGAATCAAGAATTAGAAAGATATTAAAAAATCTAAATATACAATTTACTGAACAAAAAAAATTTAAAAAATGTAAAAAAAAAAATCATCATTACCTTTTGATTTTTATTTACCAAATTATAATTTATGTATAGAATATGATGGTATGCAACATTTTATACCAATTTCTTATTTTGGTGGTGAAAAGTCATTTTTAGAAAATAAAGAAAACGAAAAAATTAAAGATTCTTTCTGTAAAGAAAATAAAATAACATTAAAAAGAATTCCTTATACCAAATTTAATCAATTAGAAGAAATAATAACAAAAATAATAACCAAATAAAAAACTAAAATTATGACATAGAGCAAATTAACAATCGTAACAAGACGAGATATGAGTCCTGCATATCAAGCAGTTCAATCTGGGCATGCAGCCATACAATTTCAATATGATTATCCTAACATTGCTAAGGAATGGCATGATAATTCAAAATATTTGATTTATTTATCCGTAGAAAACGAAGAACAATTGCAGGTTCTTATCGAAAAATTACAAAAATCCAATATTAAATATTCAATCTTTCGTGAATCCGATATTAATAATCAGATCACTGCGATTGCTATTGAACCTTCTGACAAAACCAGAAGATTGGTATCCAGTTTACCTTTAATGTTAAAGGAATACAACCTATTTAATAAAATTGATAAAAATTCTTATAAAGAGAAGGAGGAAAGTTATGTCTAAAATTTCAAAAACTCTTTTAAATGCTTTCAACGACACTAATAAAGAATTAAAAATTAGTGAATTTAAACATCAAAAAAATGTTGACAAAATTATTGATATTATTAAACCTATTATCAAAGAAAAATACAAAAATGATAGGGTACATTGGAATATTACAGGCATTGAATTTTGTAATGATGAATATATGGAAAATATTCCTACTGAATATGAAAAAGTACAAATAACTGAAGAAGAATATTATAAACTCTACAATATAGATTATGATAATAAAAAAATATCAGAAGAATGGACAGATGAAGGTGATGCTCTCTATTATCAGGAAAGAATAAAAAAACATGAATATTTAAGAGTCTATGTACATGAAAGTTGGTCGTATGGTGGTTATGATGATGTAAAATATGACTTGTTAATGAGTGAAATTATGGATACCAATTATTTAAGAAAAGAAAAACTATTAAAAATAAAGGAGGAAAGTTATGTCTAATATCGATAGAAATATGTATTATCAAAAATTTGCACAAGTATCAGTAAATCAATCAATTTGGTCAAATACATCAAAATGTAATAAATGTAATACTAATCTTCAAGAATTTTCAGTTTTTGTCGGTGATGGTCAAAGATTAAGTACGATGTATTCAACTTGTTGTAGCAAATGTTTACCAATTGTTATAAAGCAAGCAATAAAAGAAGGTAGAGAAGATGCTGAAAAAGCAATCAAAAATGCTGAAAGCAGGCAATATGAAGAAGCGTTAAAATTAGTCAGAAAAAGTAAATTAGAAAAATTGGAGGACAGAAAATGAAAGTAGAAGTCGAATTGAAAGAAATATATAAAGTTATCTTAGGTGATAATGGAATGTGTATGGGTCAGTATTACTCAGAAGATGATTGGAAAGAATCCTATTATGGTGATACTATCGAAGAGATTTTGGATCAAATTAATCCTATTTACTATAAAGGTTTACCTAAAACATTTGATATGGAAAAGTGGAATGTCTTAGTTTATGATGGTCACATTTATGATTATGTAATGATTTCAGAATATAATAAATATGTAAAGGATAGTGAAGCATTAAAAGAAGAAGTTAATGAATTTTACTTTTGTTTGAATAACCTTGATAAATATAAAGAGCAGAGAAAGAAAATGATTGATGCTGATAAAGAAAGAGAAGAAAGAAATAAAAAACTTGCTCAAATTAAGGCTACGGAAGAAAAAGAAAAGAAAGAAATGGAAGAATATTTAAAATTAAAAGAAAAATTTGAGAAATGAAAGAAAAATTAGAATTATTGGAAAGTGTAATCTATGATTTACAAAATTTATATGAAAAAGAATATGATGGTTATACATCTGAATCTATTTCAGGAGGTGGAGGAAATTATACATCATCGTATATGGCATATTTTGATAAGGAAGATCGTGATAGAATGGTCAAAAAATTAAAAGACGTCTATGATTATCTTGATGATATCAAAACAATTAGAAAAATCAAATTAGAAAAAATAAATAACGAAGAATGAAAGAATTAGAAAATGTCAAACTGTTATATGGATCAAGTTGGTGGGACGGTCCTTTAAGTGGATTATGTGAATATGAAAACAAAATCTATTGGTTCAAAATTCATCAAGAAGAAGAATATGACGAAGCAAAAGACGAATGGTCCGATAGAATTCAAAAACTCATTGAAATAGAACCTTGGCAACTATCATATGAATTATATTGGCATAGTATTTTTGTAAGTAATGTTTACAAAAATTCAAAATATCGAACTGAATTTGGAGAAAATCTAAAGAATGAAAGATTCTATATGAAAGATGATTTCTATAAGAAAAGGAAGAAAGAATATAAAGAAATAGATTATGGTAGTAATAATGTAATTGGAACATTTAAATTTTAAAAGAAAGGAGAACGATATGTCGTAGATAAAGCCGCCCTAAAAGGTTTTCATAATATGTCGGATATTTTAGAAATATCCGACATGAACAAAATTTGATGTCGAATTAAACAACAATTAATAATAAACAAAAAATAAAACAAAAATTATGGAAACAACAGTAAAATCAGGTATTGAATATACATACAATAAGAGTGAGATTATAAACATTATCAACAAAACTATTGATAATATCAAGAATATAATCAAGAAAAACGATTATCAGTTAACAGGTAATATTGACAAGTATTATAATTTGAGATGGAAAGATTTTTCCAAGAATCAATTAAAAAAAATTCAGAAGTATTGTTACTGGGTTGAAAAAAATCCTTCTTTAAAGAAAATTAATACCTTCTTAAACTTATTATCAAAGTATTTTGAAGTTGAAAGAGTAAAGGTTAAGATTTCCTTAAAGGAGGAAAAAATTCAAAAGGCAAGAAAAGAGTGGTTAACAGCCAAAAATGAAGCAGATCGTCTTTTGAGTATTTACAAATTGGAAAAAGGTGATTTTTACAAGACCAAAATGAATTTTTTTATTAAGAAATAATTCCTTACTTTTGCATTCAGATTAATATTGAATGCAAAAATCGGATAGTAGTTAAGTGGTTTAATGTCGGTCTCTAAAACCGAAGACAGGAGTTCGAATCTCCTCTATCCGTCCATTTTTAATTTTTTAATTATATCACTTATGGTCGCGCACAAGAAAAAAGCCTCTTATGAGGCTTTTTCATGATTTTTGGTAATTGTGATTAAATATTTCATATAATTTAAGGTCATATAATTTATCGTCTGATAATTTAATTGAATCGTGTTTAATACCAATAATATTTCCACCAAATTTTTTGATCATAATATCATTTAATTTTTCTGCTGGTGAGCCCACAATAGTAGAATATTCTATTTTTCTTACATTAAATTTATTAAAGAGTTTATCATAGAATTCAGCATAATCGGTCATCCAAGTGAGCATTTTAGTTTCACTATCATCAGTTCAGTTCCGTATGACCACGTAAATAATTGTTCGGCTTTATTATGTATTCTATTGAATGATGCAGAAAAGAAACCGATAATTTCATTATCCAATACCGATACCACTTGTAATTGATTCCATGAACTATCATCTATTTTAAGATTGAAACTAAAATAGTTTTGGTAGTGCATGAACTTATATTTATCGTCCATTGAAATTTGGGCGTAGAGTTTATTTATCTCATCTTTATAGATATAAGCTGGTACTATCATATTTTACAATCTCATTTTTTAATTTTTTCATACTGTTAATTCTAATGCTATTAATAAATTAGTATTTTTATTATCCACCAATAAAAATGTATCAAAAACATAAACATTAATTTCTTCTTCTGTAAATGTTATTGATTTGAAATATTTTTTTGGATAAGTTATTGATAAATCTTCATGTACAATATCACAAATATGTAAATCCCAACTACCTTCACCAATTGATAATTTATTTTCATTAATCATTAAGGTTAATATATCATTTTCCGTATCAATAGATGCAATTTTTTTAATTTTAGTATATGAACTCTTGTCAAGAACAAATTGAAAATCAATATTATCTTTATTCATTGTACTTTTAATTTTATCAACAGATATTGTGGTGTTCATACCTCGTGGATCACCACCACCAACACTTAATCTTAATTTTGAATTTTTTAATAGTAAATTGTCAGAATATGTGTTATCATTCATAAAGAATTCACATTCTAAACTTTCATTAAAATCTAAATAATTTTTAAGTGTACTTTCAAACTTATTACCATTTTGGACAATAAATCTTAATTCTGTTTCTGGTTGATCATCAAACGAAAAAATTTCTTCAGTTTTAAAAACAAAAGATTTGAACGCATTTACATTCATTTTTTCACCTACTATTGCATATAAGAGTAAATTGTCTTTATCTATTTTTATTAAAATTTCTTCGTCTATTGTTGTAAGATCATGAACTTTATCTAAAAAAAAAGTGAGTTGACCAAGTGACATTGAAAATTTGTGAGATACTGACATAAAAAACTATATTTTATCTTTTATATGGTAAAAATATAATTATGTTTATAAAAAATAAAATGGAAATAAATGACTACATTTTTAGTGTAGTAATAGTTTATCTTGATGGATATCTCAGGTTACTCAAACTTTCTGGTCGTTTTTTATACACCTTATTATAAGAACTAACAATTCCAGTTGATTTATTACTATTCATCGTGATACCCTCAACATATCGTAACACATCACCTTGTAAATCATTATTGGTGTACATATCAACCAAATTTTTATAACCAACATTATCAAAACATGTTGATAATGTTATAGTCGTCATAACAACATCATCATTTCCACTTTCTGCTCGATAACTTACATTTCCTGCACTTGTTTCATGTTTACTAAAAGTTGTTATTTCAGAAATATTAATATCACTATGTAATATCATTTTTCTGTTTCTGATTGATTGTTGAAACTCTTTATCCACAATAAGATGTTTATCTTTTGTTAATTTAAGACCAATTTTAGAAACCATATCCTCCCTGTTGTGTTTATATCTTAAAAAAACAGAATTTGAATAATCATTTACACCATCAAAAACATTAGGCAAATGTGCCATAAGTTCAGAGCCATAAGTATTATACTCTAATACAACCTTAACTTTTTCAGGATTAAATAACTCAAAAGCAATCATATAAAAAATATGTGCAATTTCTCTAATTGAATATACGTTATTTCGGTATAAACCAATTTGCTCAATTTTGAATAGGTCATATAAATTATCATACTTGTACTTCTCTATCTCCTGTTTATCTCTTAAAACTAACCTAAATATGTTTATAACAGAATAATCTTTAGCTAATCCTTCAGATAAATCAACCGAAATTAAAATATAATAATCTTTTGCTTTTAATGGATTAAATAAATTTAGATCCCTAACAAATTTAAGTGAATCATAAGGAATATTCAATTTTTTAAATTTTTGAAATTCAATATAATCAAATGGTAATTGTTTACTCTTTAATAAATCAATAGTTTCCTTGTTAAAAAGAATTTTATCACCTGTAACAAAATGTAATCCATATTCTTGGTCAAATTTTTCTGGAGAACCTAAAAGTTTAGATTCCTCTTCTTGCCAATTAGAAACAATCGCAATCTCAGGTAACGGTATGCCAGATATGCGAATTTTCCTGATATTATCTATATAAGTTTTTTCATCCTCAACATGATATTTAACACAATCAAGAATATCATCACCAACATGCTTCTTATAAAGAGTAACATCATATTTTTCTCTTATCTCCCTTAAAACAGACGATTTACAAAAATTATATTTTTTTAATTTAGCATCAACCATCTTAATTTTAGTATCCTCCCTACCTTCTACTTGCGTCCAATATACCCTCATCGCTTTATACGGATTTTTCATTGGATCTTCATCCGGTAACTCTGCAGCAGTCATCAACTCCCAAAACATATTATAACCATTTGGAGTTGATGTAATTATAATTCTAGAATTATCAACTGAAGATACAACTGGTACAATAGAACCATAATAATCTCTAATAAAATTATCAGGAATATGTGCAAACTCATCCAGATATAACAGATCTATCGTAAATCCAATTGATGGATCTTTTGTTCTATTTTCTGTTTGAATTCTAGAGTTGTTTTCAAATGCAATTTGTGTTTCATTCCAGTTCGTAACACCTTTCTTTAAGAAAAATGGCAATAATTTATAAATATCTTTAATTTTTCTAATAATTTCTTTAACTGTTTTGCCTTTATTAGCAACAATCATAACACCTTTCTCATCATTAAATAAAACAAAATGTAAAATTACTATTGCTGCTGAAACTGTATTGTGTGATAATATATCATTTGTATAATAACTCATTTCTGGTGTGTTTATGGATAAATCAAACATGCTTGTTTTTCCATAAACTTTTTCAACTTTCTTTACTCTACTTTGACCTTGTTTCGTTAAAATAATATCATTAATAGTTAAATCAATTAACATTTTTGTTTCATGATTTTCACAATATAGTATGTGTGTGTCAGCGCCTTCAAACCATAAACCATTTTCTAATTCCAATCTATATCGTTGAAAGGGTTGAGTTATATTTATTTCAGTTACTGGAACCATTCCATAATCGGTTTCAACTAACAATTCATTTTCAAGAAAGATAGTATTAACAAATTTCTTCATTAGGTCTTCTTCATTAGGATTAAAATTTCTAAATTCATATTTTTCTATTAATTGAATTAAGAAATAAATTATTGTTTTTATTATATTTTTTAACATAAAATTCGTTTTTTTAATGTGATTTTACCACAATCACAAATATACGGCAAATTTAATTTTTCATTAAATCTAATATTCCATCTTCTTTTCTTTTACTATGTAGTTTTATATATTATATTTTTCATCTCCTAACTTTTTATATATATGATAAAAAATTATTATGAAACATTTAAAGCTATTTGAAAATACAAATAAAAAATTATATGTCGTTTATGATGTTGATGATAATGATAATCCAACTGTTTATGCTTTTAATAATAAAAAAGATAGGAATAATTTTTTAATAAATCACATACATACTGATTTTTCTGAGGCCGGATTGAATGATGTTGAAGATATATTTGATATTAAGAAATTAGTTGAACTTTACAATTTTGATGGTGATAATAAAATATATCTACATACCGCCGAATTTTTAGAAAATGTCAAATTAAAACCAGAAATAGAGACACATATGTTAGCTAACAAATATAATTTATAAAAATTCTTTTATTATAGACATTAATCTACTTTCCATCAAAGGAAAATTTCCTGTCCACATATTTTTTTTCTCCATATAGGGTCTTTTATCCATAATTAATTCATCTATAATCAATTTTGATTTTTCTAAATATTCTCTTGCTAAATCATGAAATAATTTTTCCCATTTTTTTTAAATTCTTCTTCTAACTGTATATCATCATATGTTGCTAACCATCTTAATCTATCATATAGCATAGTATTTCTGGCATCAATCTCATGCCTTAAAGATTCATAAACAAGTTGAATAAATTCGTCATATCTATTATTTTTAAATATTTTTTTTAATCTTAATACTGAATCAATTTGTAAAAAACTTTGTGTTTGATAATCTTCCGAATATATATCAAATACATGCTTCAATTCATGTAATATACAAGAAAACAATTCATTATAATCTATATTAATATCAATTACTAATATATTAACAACTATGTCAACTTTTTTACCCATAGATTTTTCAATAATATTGTAGATATCAACATTACCTGAGTATGGATGTTTTTTTAATTTAGTGTATTCTATATTTAGAATAAATTCTACGAAAGATTGATCATTAATCTTAAATATATTTTTTCCTTCTTTTATATTATCAATGATTGTATCTTTTACCTTTGACATAGTTTTTTTCAAAGGAAATTCAACAATTGATTCATTAATAAAATTCTGCCATTTACTAATCATAAATTAAAATAATTTTTACCATAATCCATATAATCTATGAATTCTATTTCTGAATTCTATACCTTTATTATTTATAAATTTTTGTGTCTTTCTCATAATAATATCTAGACTTATATTGTTTTCTTTAGAAAAAAGATAATAAAAAATAATAAGCAATTTATGAATTAAAGGATATCTTTTAATTTTAACCATTTTTTTATTCAAATTCATAAAACCATTAAAAAAATTTATTTTTACTTTATCAGATACATTTTCTAAATCTTTATTAATGTCGTAATTAATCATTTTTTCATATAAATTTTTAATACCACTTTCCACCAGAACATGTTCAAATATGAAATTTTTATCATATCCATCTTTTAACATTTCTAACATTACTTCATCAATCATATTGTGCATTTGATGTGTAATGGCTTTTATCTCTCCATCATCACTCAAATATAACATATTACATAAATTGTCAAATTCTTTTTTATTAAATAGATTTGATATTTTTGATGATATAATATTATCTCTAATTTTTTTAATTTTTAATGAAATCTTTTTTTCATGATCTATTAAATGTGATAATTCATGATTAATTGTTGATTTTTTTAATTCTACATTTCTATTAAAAGATAATGAAATTATCATTCCATTATCTGTTAATTTAGAATATCTTTCATTAAAAAATGCAGACACATCACCAGAATTAAAATTTATTATGAATTTATGAATTCTAAAACTTGTTTTAGGTATATATTTCTATCAATCTCAAATTTAATTTTATCATGATTTTTTAATATTTCATATAAAAAATTAGATAAAATCAAAACATCATCATGTATGCCAAGTTTTTCATTAATAAAATCTTCAAAATCTAAATATTGGTCGCATTCAGTCAAAATGGTAAATACTTTAAATATTATTGCAATTTATACAAAATATTATACAATTTAATTTTTATTTTTTCTAATAAAGTTAATTTTCTTTCCTTCTTTAATTCATTATAATAAAGCAATCCAATTGGAATAATAATTTTTTGATTATTTTCCGAAATTACTAACACATTGGTTATGAACGAGTTGCATTTTCCTGTCTGCCTACTTGCCATTAATATACTTCTAGGATTTTTTGTATATAGATCTATAATATCTTTTTGATAGTCTCGAAGTTTCATTGGTCCGACTGATCCATCTTCTCTTTTAATTTGACAATATTTTTCAGCAAAATAATGTATATCAATTTTACATTTAACATATTCTTCAAATTCATCTTTTGTCATTGCGAACGTTAAAAAAGGTTTACGAACACCTCTAGTATTTGCGAACCAAACTTTTTCATATCGTTTAAGAATTTTTCCTAAATTTTCTCTTTGTTCAATGTCGTTTATTATATCTGTAGTTAATACAAATTCATCAATTTTTTCACCCATAAAAATTTATATTTTTTATTCAAAAATGAACTCTATATTGTATCCTTTTATAACAAAATTCAGATAGAGTATATCTCTTAGTGTACCTTCAAATACATTTACTGATAAAGTGTAACCTAAATCAGCAAGTTCCGTTATATAAATAGATATTTGTTCGTCCACTTTCTTTTTTAATGTCTCAGTTGTAACTCTTGTTTGCCACAAGTAATATTCTAAATTTACTCCCATATTAATGTCACCTAAAACTTCACCTTGGTTAGTAAAAAGTATCATTTCTAATTTTTGAACAATAACTTCGATTTCATCATCTTCAACTATTCTATTTACTTCATATTTTGGATGACCTGGATATCTGATAACTAAATCTTTTATGTCTTTTAATGCCATCTGAAACCTTTTTTTATTATATATATAAAAAAAAGGTTATCTAAATGGAGGAAGAAAAAGAAGTTAATTTTATATCAATTATAGATTACATTGGAGAAATAAATGGTGGTGTTGCAGTTTTATTATCAATAAAAGTAAGAGATAAAATTTATCAATTGTTATATTGGTTTACCAGAGATGATAATTATATAATGTCAATTGATGAAAATTTTTTAAGAGACTACAACATTAAAAATATTTATGAGTATGAAAACTACAAAAAACTAGCATTTTATATTCATACATTTGTATTAAATAATAAAGAAGAAATATTTAAAGAATTTTTATAAATTATATTTTTGTGCAGCTATAGATAATTCTACCTCTTTTACCTCTGATTTAGTAAGTTTTTTAACTATTTCATAATCAAAAAACATATATGATTCTTCTTCTTTAAGTGGATTATGAACACTTACACAAAAATGTTTTAAAAACTTAAATAATTCTGGATGTTTATCAAGAACCATCAATTTATTTTTAAAACCAATATCAGAAGAAGTTATGATAACATAATCACCTTTTTTGAGATCTTCATATTCAACAACATGCGTGTAATCGGTTGAGTTTTCGTATGTTTTTAAATATTTCATTTCCTATCTTATTTTCTAGGTGTTACACCTTTCCAAATTATATTAATTGTACTAAAACCATCTGTTGATCTTGGGTCTTCGTGAAAAAATACGCCATTTCTATTACTCCAACCACCTCTTAATATAACTAATTCATTTTTTCCAATAATAATATCACCTAAAGTAGGATCAATATCTATTAATTTTTTAGAATCATATTGTGTTTCCTTATATGATACTATTGTAGTGTTTCCTACTGAAGTTTTATCGGTATTGGTCACTGTGGTTGATTGATTTTGTGTTGGAGTGCCTAGTATAGAAAGCTTATTAACTGTGGATTGTGATTTATCTGTACTTACTTTATTTAAAGTTTGCTGATTATTAACTGCATTGGTATAAGAATCTACTGTTACATTAACTGCTGATGTTGTAGTAGCATATGTTGATTGTAATACATTTTTCTTTGTTGCAGATAAAATAGCTCCATCTTTATGATAATCCTCAGTAGCTTTACTAACAAATTCTAAATTAATAGAATCTATACCATCAATTCCTTTTAATTGGCTAATTAAATCAGCTTTAATAATTCTATCATACCTACTATATGTCGAAAAATAATCAGATAAAACATTTACAATTTGATCTCTAATATTTTCTTTTGTAACATCATCAAATTTTCTAATAAAAATATTTACTATAAATTTTTTAATTATGGGGTCAAGTATTTTTATTGATGATGTTATACTTACAATACCTTGTTTTTTTAAATATGTTATTATTCGTTGTTTTTCTTCAGAATCTAGATAAAAACTACTAAAAGGAACATTAAAATAATTAACATCTGTAGAAAAATAATCAGTAATTCTTGGAACTAAATTTAAGTACATCTCATTTATATTAATAGCATCTAAAGTTCCATCACTATCTATATCTATTTTAATCATATCCAACGTATTAAATGCATTAACCTTAGAAAACATATTTAATTTTTTTAAATGATAAATAAATTGTGCTGGTGTTGCAAGTACAAAATTTCTGGAAACATAAGGAATAATAGTTTTGGTATATTGAATATCTTCACCATCAGATGCAAAAATTATGTCTGTATCAACATAAACATCAAAAATTTGGTCTACTTGTATTGCATTACCATCATCGTCATATAAATCATCAACAAAACTAAAATCATTTACTTTACTATTTAAAATATTACCTTGTAAACCATTAGTCAATAGATATTTAACTTCAATTAGAGATCCGATTGGTGGAATGATACCATTTATACTATTACCAAAATAAACATCCATTCCACCATTAAAACCAGTTCTAGTATAACATGCATATTCATTTTGAAGTAGATCAGTTAAATGATCTTTAATTGTTAAATTTATACCATTAAGTGTGATTTGATAATCAAAATTATCAATTGTTGTATTATTACTAACATTCACTTGTATAGATTGTGTTGGATTACCATCACCTGTAAATGATTGAGTATCATATTTTCCTTGAATAATGTTTACAAAAAATTGACAGCCTGGTGTTAAGGAATATAAATTTTTATCAGTTCCAACTTTTAATGTATAAAAAAGGCTATTGGTTTTATTTTTAAGAACTGTATCGTCATAAATAGTTACTTGCCCACCAGATACTTTATCTGCAATACTAATTCCTTGTTTAAGTTTAAATTTAAGTGTACCTTTTGCCGATATTGCTCTTGATGGATTATGACCAGAAATTCTAGCAATATTATTTATCATTCTTCTAGTGTTTGCTTGATCTATATCAATTTGTTTAGTATAATTTTTCAACATTAAGATATTTTGAAGAAAAAATTCTTTAACAACTTCTAATATTTGTCCATACCCTGAAGATGAATTAAAAAGTAGACCTGATTTATTATAAGCAGCACTTAACCAATTAGTTACTTGGTTAGTTAAATTTGTATAATTTAACTCTATAAAATTAAAAACTCTATTTAATTTTGTATTTGCCATTGTTATATTTTAATATTATTTTTTAAATTATTACCAATTGTTTCAACTAAGGTTTTTAAACTAGTTTGTTTGTCTTCATAAACTTTATCAAAGACCTTAAATTGAAAAATATATTCTTTTTCTTTTTCTTTTGAAATTTCTAAAGTTATATTTTGATTATTGTTCAATCCAATAACAAACCTAAAAAATAATGATTTACAAGGCATAATTGATATTTTTTCTTCTTTAACATTTATAATTGAAATATCGGTGACACCATTTTCTTGAAACCATTCATTAATTATAGTTGCTGGTGATTTAACAAATTTTGATAAAATTTTAATATTTTCTCCAAATTTATTTTTCTTAAATATTTCTGTAATTTTAGATGTAAAATCTTCTAAATCAGAAAATTCCACTCTAATATATTCACAATTAATATCAAATAAATACGTAAAATTATTTTTAGTGATTTTGGTTTTCTTATTGTCTGTTAAAAATATCAATTTTGTATAAATTATATTAACATCGTCATATAAAATTTTATTTATAGATATAATTAATTTTAAATCTCCTGTTACAGTTTTCTCATAAACAGTTTCAACAGAAAGAACTTTCGTAGAGTCAAATACTTCTTTTATTTTATTAATCAAATCACCAACTAATATATTCATTTAATTAAATTATTTTGTATGTTACGTCATATCTCTCATTAAACGTAGTAGTATTATCTGCGCTAACTCTCAAAATAGAAACTTGTACACCTCTATAATAACTAACAACAGGTTGACCCTTTAATATACAACCTGCAGAAACAGGATTGAATAAGTCATCATAAGCTGGTAAATCAATCGTTAAATTTGTATTTAACGTATATCCAGTATAGCCAGAAACTGTAAATTTATTATAATTAGTGTTTTTATTTAAAATTTTATATGCACCACTATAATCTACCGTATTACCAGAAAGATCAAAAAGGTATAAATTTTGTACATAAACAGTATCACCAGTTTTAAAAATATCTTCAGTGACTGTAATATCAGTATAACCAGTTGAACACCAACTTGCACCTGTGTTAATACCTAATGTATTAACATGTATATTTTCATTTAAATAAAAATTATCAGTAAATATTGATTGATCTGGTGCCAATACATTATAAGATTCAATATCCTTAGGTAAATCTATATTAAAGACATTTATTTCTGTTTTAGTACCATTTTGATCAAACATCATATTAACATATAGTCTCTGAGAGAATTCAGCATACTGAGGTTTAATGATAATATCTAATTTTTGCATATTTTTTAAATCTCTATCTAATAATATAATAACATTTCCACTATCTGTAGAAACATTATCATTATTAATATTTAATAATAATTTATTGGTAAATGATAATGCAACTGGATAAGATGTACCAGTATTTGTAAAATTATAATTATAAGCAACTGTTGTACTTACATTTATAATTGCATCATATTCTACGCCAACAACATTAAATTTTAGTTGTGGATAAATTCCAGAATTATCTACTGAAATTTTAGCAGTATCAGAATCTATAAATTGATTTGTAGCATATAATCTTAGTAAATCTTCCATATTTTTCATTCTAGACTTTAAATCGTCCATATCAGTCTGAGAATAAATTAAACTCTTCATATCTTGAAGATCCATATTAATTCGTATAAATTCACTTATAATGTTCACAAAATTTTCATTTACTTGATAAAATTTTCTCATCATTTCATTATAGAGATCAAAACCAAACATATTGTAAATTGTACTTGGATCATATGTCAATGGAAGAACATCATTATCTATATTATAATGTATATTTAAATTAAAAATATAAGATAATCCATCATGCACACCGTTAGTAACTAGTTTGTGGTAAGGTGTTATTAAAGTTGAATAATTATCATCATCATTGTCTGGATTATTTAAAAATTCGATTCCATATAAATTAACATAAGAATTAATATTATTATTATTATCTTTTTCTATTAATTCATAATACCAAAGAATAGCATTAAAATCAAAATCTTCTGGCGCTTGATCTTGAATAGAAATAGAATTAAATTCATCAAAATTTTGAGTCTCTAAACCTGGAATATTCATCTTATAATAATGATTTCTATCAACATCAATATAGACACCATCTATTTCATCAGAATTAAAATCTGTTAATTTTTCAGTATAATTTTCAGCATTTAAACCAGTATTATCAGATAATAAAACTCCATAATAATCACCTTGATATCTTACACTATCACCATTTGAACATATATATGTGTGATCAACTGTATCATATTGTCCATAAAAAGAACCAGGATAATCTGATGGGTTCGTCCTTATTGGTGAATTTAAACTTTCGGCACCTACAATCTCTTCTTGAATCTCATCTGGAAGTATAGGCACTTCCAAATTTGGAGTATAATTAGTATTACTTCTAATCCCAAATAAAATTGTAGGCGTTTTTCCTACTTGATGAGGTATATATGCCGTTATCTCTTGCCCAACTCTAGATGCAGTTTGAATATTTGTAATCTGATTAATTTCTCCAATATATTGTACCAATCTATTGTAATTCAGATATATATAAGTTGCGGATAAAACAGGAGAACTTCCTTGTCCTTGAATATCTGAATTCAACCAAAGTTCGGTTATTGCAGTAGAACCAGTTGGAAAATTAATTTGACCTATTATATAAGTTTGACCAAATGTAATTCCTGAAATATGATCAGTATCACTTTTTAAAATAACTTTATCACCAACCTTAAATTTTGCAAAATCATTTGTAGTTGTACCTTTTATTGTAATTTTAGGAGTATTTCTATATTCATATTGATAATCTGCACTTTCTTCAACTTGATATACAGAATAATCAACAGATTGTCTTTCTTTCCATAAATATTTACGGAAATAATCATGATTAGTTACAGTAGATTCATTTGTATTTTCAAAATCTGAAAGATTTTTATCCCAATCTACTTTGTGAACTGCAGGTTCAAAATCAATTAAATTTAATTTTTTACACCATTTCCAAAAAATATGTTCTGTAGGTGTATATCTTTCAGCAATATTATAAAAATCTGTATTTGTATTTATTCTACTTTCGTGTAAAACTGTATCATAATTAGCAACATAATTTCTCAAAGATTCAACTAATTGATCAGAAAATAATGTCGGTGTTGTATAATTTGGATCAGGACTATAAAAAGAATTATCTCCTATATTACTTTTTGGCAAAAAATCCACAGTACCATCAATCGGGTTAGGACTACCTTCTACCTGACGAGGTATATTTAATAACATAAATTTAGTAAAATTAAGATCATAAAAATCATTATAATTTGCTAAATTTAAATCGTTCGCTGAACTTGGGAAAGCATAGAATGAACTTCCACGTTGCTTCATTCGTTTATATAAAGGTGTTGCCATATTATTTTTAAATATTTTAATATTATATATAAAAATTACAGCCCCATAAAATGAAAAGAGTGATATATTTCTAAATCACTCTTTTTTAAAATTATTCATTAAACCAAAGTCGTTTATTTAACTCCATTCGGATCAAATGCACATCTATTTCATAATCTTTGCTCATTTTTTCTAAATCTTCACAATCTTCATTTTTCTCTTTGGCTCTTTCTATAAGTAAATCTGTATTGTCTAGAAAAGTGTCATATTCCTTTAATAAGGATTGTAAAATACTAGATTCGGTTTTTTCGTAAGTCTTAATTGTATTCATTTTAGTTAATTTATTATAAATATAAAAAATATTTAAATTTGTTGTTTTTTTGATCAAAAATCACCCCCACTATAGTGTGCCACTAAATATTCACTATTTTTTTCTAATTTTTTGAATTTTAATCCCATACTAGCTAATTTTAGTATAAACATGAAATCATGACCATAACCTCCTGAATTTGACCATCTTACATATTCTAAATTTTTATGACTGATAGAACTTGTTCCAATACTTGCCCATCTTGGTTCTACAATTCTTAAATAAAATTTCTTAAAGGTGCTATCCAGTACTAATAAATCATTATAATAAATGAAATCTACAGTGTTTAAATCAAAGCCATCTACAATAATTTGTAGATGTTTTGAACCTAAAACATCATCGCTATCTAAGTATGAAATTATATCTCCATCAACAACATCTAATGCAATATTTCGCATTGCGCCTGAATATAATTGCTGTTTAGGAATTTGTAATATTTTAATATTTGATTCATTAGAGAAATATTGATTATATAAATCAACAGTTAAAGGACAACCATCTGATACAATCACTAATTCCTTATTTTCATAAGTTTGTTTTTTGAAACTGTTAACAGCACGAATAAATTTTTTATCTGCATTGCTACGACTTCCTGGATAGGGAAGCAAGTAACTCGCCATAATTACACTAACTTTAGGATTCATAAAATATGTTATTTTTCTATATATATGAAAAAATAAAGGTTGTGTTTACAAAAATTAATAACTAGTTCCTATAACATCCCAAACTAAAGGAAATGCATCTTTAATAGTCAAACTATAATATGAATCTAATATTAGATGACTACCAGGTGAATCTATAACACTACTAATAAGTGTTATATCAACAGTCCCGTTTG